AGAAGATCGAAACCCGTTATATATCGGGTAACCCGCAAAGGAGCGGGGAAGCCAGCACCTCTTTTGGTGAATGGTGACGATTGTCTCCTCCGAGGTCCCAAACAAATTCTACGTGAATGTTGGGAGTCCATCTGCGCTTTCGCAGGTTTAGAGTCTTCAGTAGGAAAAACCTACTTCTCTTCATCATTTTGCACTATTAATTCAACCATCTTTAAAAATATGGGTGGTGTTTGGAAAGAATCCAAATATGTGAATTTAGGTTTAATGAAGGGTATGAAACGGATGGGTGCGGGAACCAAAAAAGGTTAATCCGCAAGTTGGAGTTCACCAACTGGGTGTGATATGTCGTGAATTAAAGCGAACATGTCCCCCCTCACTCTGGCCCGTTGTGAAAAGACGTTTTATATATTATAATTCAATAGAGTTAACACGTTACAAGAACCTACCATGGTTCGTCCCTGAATGGTTAGGAGGCGTTGGACTACCTTGTGATAGTTTTGATGAGATCAGTATGCAGGATCGCTGTGTAGCGACCGCTATTAAATTTCAGATTAATGATCCCAAGTGGTGTCCCGTCCTTCCCAAGGATATGGCAATGTGGTGCATGCATGAGCTTGTCATGGATTCACTTCCAAGAAAGGAAGTATGCTTCTTCAAAAAAGTTTGTATGGAAGAAGGAATCGAAGATCTCGAAGATCATTGGTCTAAGTTTTATAAACTAGCCACAGTGAATTTGATGGCCAAATTGCCACTCACTGATCTTTATGAGGTCTGTAATGACGATAAGAGTACTCATCGTGCTTTGGTCAAAAATGACCGTATTTGGAGTAAGGCCCGGCGTACAATTAGCGCCTCACCAATGTCCGATGAAGACATGGCCTACTCACAAAAGAAACTCTATCCTCCTGTAATCATTCGGGGAAACTGGGACCGCTTTAACTGCCTCAAAGAAGAGGAAGGCGGCTCAACCTAGTAGTACCATTGACTGGAGGGGTGCCCAACTATAGGGGTCTTAAATACTGTAGTCGGCCTGAAATGCCTGGACTAACTTATCACAGGGGATCAGTCATGATAGACTGTTTCTAAAGCCCCAGGCTATAACCTGGGGGTCCCTGGACCTGATCATTCAAAGGCTCCAAAACTTGATCTGTTGTGAGTTCTTTGGGTTGATGTTGTTGTAGTTTGTAAACACGACATCTCAACTCAAACATAACCTAGTACAGATTTGATTTTTGGTTCGTTACCTTGATCAGGCTTTAAAGGAGCAGATGGAACCTGCTCGGAGTTCTCTAAAACTCGCTTTATGGGGAAGAATGAATTTATACCTTAAGTGGTTACCAGAGTGAAAACTGGTCTACATTCCTCGTCTTTGGCTCAATGGAAAGTGTGTTACACTTTCTCTTGTGGTCATTGCGCTTCATTAAAGAGACTCAAACAATAAACCGGTCGTTCTTAGCCTTGAACGGAC